GTCGTTGCTCCCGGCGCCCCAGTAATCGCTCCGGTTGACCGCGGTCAGGTCGTCAGCGATATTCCCGTTGAAATAAACGCCATAGGTGTAGTGGACGTTGGTCGTCGTGCCCGTATTGGACCCGTCGTCGGTTACGTCTATCCAGACGTGCCACAGGCCGCCCGAGCCGTAGGCGACGTCGTTACCGGTGTACCTAGTCATCGGTCAACCCTCCTCACGTCAGACCTCGAACCAGACATCGCCGTCCGTCACACCGGCTGCCGGGGCAGCGGACTGCACCCAAATCTTCCTACCGCCCACGAGCGTGGAGTTCGCCGCAAGTGTGGCATTCGCCACCGTCGATGTGATGGCGGACCCTGGATGCGTGTGGGCCGACGGGGCAAACGTGGTAGGCGTACCCGTCAGGGACGCATACGTCTGCGCAGGAATGCGACCGGCCCCGAGCACGCCGGTGGCAATGGCCGCGGCGTCGAGGGTCTTGTTCGTGAGCGCCTGAGCCGTCCCGGTCCCGACGACGGAGTTGCCTGCGCCGATACCGTGGATGTTCTGCGTGGCTACAATGTGCTCCTGCGGCTCACGCAGGTCGCGTGCCGACATGATGTGGCGGACCTCCGCACCGGCCGAGTGGGACACCGCGGTCGAAAAGTCCTCACCTCTGGTCACTGTTAGGGTCGTGCCGGAGACAACCGTCACCGTCATGATCTCCTCGTACGCCGTCGAGGGATCGACGGCGATGGTGAACGGGACCGAGGTCGGGAACCCCACGAGGGAGGACACGGCGATGGAGGTGACGAGGTTGTTCACGCCGCCCGACAGTTGCGCTGCCTGCGCGATGGAAGAATAGTAGCGCATGTCTACCTCACCTTGTGGGATCGGATCGGATATTGCTTGGCGAGAAGGTTGCGCTCGGCCTCAACCCTGGTCTTGTATATCGAGTACAGGGTTTGCGCCACCGCGTTCGCGGAGCCGAACTTGTGGGACTCGCCCTCGGCTCGGGCCTCGGCACCGGCAACCTGCGCACGGGCCATGTCGATGAACGGCGCCAGGAGGGATGCCACACCGATCTCCAGTAGGTCCTCACAGCGCTCTGGGAGCCCCGTAACGGCCTCAAAGTCCTGGGAGGGGTCACCGGTAGGGTCGAACAGCCCTGGGGCCTCAGCGTACGTCACACGTACCACAGAGCCCGGGGGGACTCCGAGGGGGAAGTGCAGGGCCCGACCGGTCGGATGAGTTGTCAGATCGGCGTTGGGATCGAACTCCCAACGCACGACTGGCCGCCAGTCCAGTGCTGATCCTGCCAGCCTGGCCGTCACCGCGATCACGCCGAACGTGGTAACCGGGAGGGCAAACGACGTAAACCCGGAAGAGACGTCGAAGTTCTCGGACTTCACCGCGTACACGGAGGGGAAGATGTCCCGGAGGACAGAGTTGATCTTGTCCGCCACGTCCGAGGCCGGGAACAGCGGGTTGAAGACAACCTCGGTCCCGGCGTCGTGGGTCGCCGGGAGGGTTCCCCGGTACCCCCGCCCGAACGTCGAGGCGTGAAGAACCCCGGAGGGCTCATCGGTGGAGGCGATGCGCAGAACCTCCAGGTCGATCTCCACGACACCTCGACCAAAGCCCTGGACGTCGGCCACGGGAACGTCTATGGCATCAATCGCCAGGTCGTCACTGAGTTCCGTCGAGGCGTCCATGATGGCGTCGAAGCCAGAGAGGCGATGGCGTGTGCGCTGCACAAGCCTGCTGAATGTGGACAATACCCTCACCCCCTGCTAGCGGCGTCGTACGCCTTGTTGACAGAATTGAACGAGACGGCCTGCGGTTTCAGGCCGCTCTTGATCGCATCACGATACGCTTGGTTCTCACGTGAGAACCGTTTTACCTCCCCGAAGGAGGGGCCTTCGCCGCCCAGCCAGATCGCGCCGAGGTTCTTGGCCTTCACGCATTCGCCCCAACTGGTATGGTCACGAGTGACGCACGTCGAGGAGCAATGCTCACCGGCCATTATCGTCTCCGTTCGTTGGGTGGATCAGGCGTGGGCTTGTGCCGTGTAGATAGTGCGATGCATGTCGAAGACAACCTGACCGGCGCCACCCGCGGGGATGTGCGTCACCGTCAGACCGTGCGGGTACTGCTGGAACTGACTCCACTCCGAGGGGCTGAAGTGGTGGGCGAACCCGGCGCCGAGGAGCCAGACACCGCGCTCGGGTTGTGAGATGATTCGCATTTCGTCCTCCTGGGTCGGGGCGGTGGTAGTGATGGCGGGTGGTGTGGGTGCGGGTGTCAGCCAAGTGACCGTGACGGGGACGGGGACGCCACTGTGGGAGCCGACGAGGATCACGGGGGCGTATGCGTCGAGGCGATAGTATTGGGGGGTTCCGGGGAATCGACTGATATCGGTGTCGAGTATTCCCCGAGCCGGAGAGTAGGCGGAGTAGAACGTGTCGGGGCCGGTGACGATTCCTATGTGATGCGACTCCCACAGGACAATATCACCGACAGCAGGCGACGATACGGGGGACACGATGTGAGAACTGAGCGCGATGAAGTCGCGGGTGCTGAATCGTCGGCCGTTGTAAAGTCCGAGGTTTACCAGGGTTCGGTAGATTAGACCGGAACAGTCGAAAGAGTTGGGTCCGGTGGCGCCCAGTACATACACGTTGCCAGCGCCGCCGAGTTGTCGCGCGGTGGCAACGAACTGTTGCGGAGTGATGGTCATGGTCAGCCTCCGATCACACAGAGAAGGGCAGGGACGAGAGGATGGTCCAGATAATCGCCATGATGCCGACGGCGGTTGCGAGTTTCGCCACGGGGGACCAGCCCTCGTGGGCCTGGGCCTCCGTTAGTTCCTTCGCCTCCTTGACCGCGGCGGCGGTGGAGAGACGCTCACGAGCGTCGGTGACACGGGCCTCGCTGAGTGTCTGCACGATTGAAGCGTTCATCTGCGAGATTTCCACCGTCTTGGCGAGCAGATCCTTCGTCGCCGCGATCTGCTCATCGTGGTTGTCGAGCCGGGTGTCAACGACGCCCCGGTTATAGGCAGCCTGTAGTGTCTCAGCGCTCATGACGTAGTAACCCACTCTCCGTAGCCTGCTGTTGCCAGGGCGACGGCTTCTCCCTGGGTCACCGTGTAGACGTGACCGCCGATGTAGTAGATGTCCGCTGCCGTGGTTTCCTCGGCAGTCGGGTTCTCGACCTGTCGGTACAGGCCGCCTTGCTTGAGAAGGGATACGCCGCGGTTGATCCTCATGCGGCCCCACAGTGGATGCTTCTCGCCGGTGTGCTCAGAGCGACTCGGTGGTGTGAACGTGTACGTCACGGTGCCCTCCCTTCTGTCGGGAGCCCGTGGGGCGCCGCCACTTACACGACACCCCACGGACTACTCACCTACGGACTATCTGGATCTCAGGCGAGACCCAGGTCGTCGTTCAGCGACGCAGCCGACTCCAGCCGGACCAGCGCCTTGTTCTCGTAGATGCTCCAACCCAGGTCGCCGTACCAGCCGATTTTGTGGAACCGGTTGAACGTATCGACCTGCGGAGCAACTGCGACGTGCGGCTCTTCGTAGACCTGCTCCACGACGGTACCCTTGCCGAAGAAGTAGTTCTGGAAGACCGGGATGAGCGTACCCACGCCGCCGAGGGCAACATCGACCAGCGCGTTCTGTAGGACGCGGACGCCCTCGAACTCGCCAATCTCACCACTCCAGATTTCGGACTGGTTGCCACCGTAGACACTCGGCTCACGCCACGAACCAGGCCCGCTCTCCTCGCGGAGGTCGAGAATGGTGTACGGGTGAGCGAGCAGGCCGTAATACTTCCCGAAGAACGGGACGGCCTTGTTGGCCCGCAACTTCGCCACGATGCGACGAACGTCCTTCGCACCGAGCAGGTTGGTCGCGGTCAGGTTCACATTCGCTGCCGCAGTAACGGTGTTGTCAACACCGTTGTTCGCCATCACGATGCTCGTACCGGTCTTGAGAACGGCCTGGACAAGAGTGTCCAGCGTCTCAGCCTGGTGCTGCGCGATCTGCATGGCGATAATCGGATCGACGGCCGCGAACGAACGAGCGTTCAACTTGCGGGTCCGCAGAGCCGCGAAGCCGTACTCGTCCGGGGTG